TCAAGTTGTGCTAAATCCAAACTCTGTGGACTAGCGTTATTTGTGTTACCTTTAGAGCCTGCACCACTAGGGCCGGCACTTTTGAAGTATGTGTTTCCAGATAGGAACTCTTCAACTAGTTGGTTAACATTCATTGGATCAGCTGAATCCGTGTATCGTTGTTTACCTTCTTTGTCAGTAACTATTACATTACCTTCTGAGTCTAGTTTAATGTTCTTTCTCAGTAATTGAGCTACATGATCAGGTGCAACACTTTTAGCTTTAGATGCCGCATCAATTAATGCTCCATCAATTTTGATAGTCTCAAGTTCAGTTCTAAGTCTAGTGATTTCACTATCTGACTTTTCTTTCTGCTTCTTGAGAACACCATTAAAGTCTTCCTTCTTGATCAGTGTCTCTTCCTCAACTTGCTCTTTCAAGCTCTTGAGTGCGGTGTATTCATCTAAGTCAACATTTTCAAACTTCTTGTTAACTTGGGCAACACGCTTGCCAATCAGTTCATTCACTTCTTCTTGTGAAAACATCTTAGCTTCAACCTGGGAGTCTATATTTTGGCCTGTTGCTGTATCCCCAGTGTCTACAGTTTCAGTAATACCATGAGTTTCTTCTATTGTCATGTCAATTTTCCTTTATTAAGTTAGGGTTAGGATACTAAGTATCATACTTTATATATCTTTATTTATCCTTTTTTATTCCTCGTCTACAGGCACCCAATAGTGTCGGCAATTGTATCCACCTCTTACAACAAATGGATCACCTGGCTCTTTACCAGTCCAACTACTACCATCCCATAGATTCTGTATATCTTCGGCATTCATAATACTGCCTACCATTGATACACAAAAGGGTCTACTGGTTGCCATAACACCACCTACATACTCAAACATTTCTACACCATTTCGTGTAGCTTGTGCTTTTGCATACGTGCCATTAAAGCTACCTACAACGTTATCTACACCAGTGCTTAACTTAACAGCAATTGAACCTGCTGTATTAACACTGCCTGGTAACATACGCTTTAGTTTGTTTGTGCTTTGTGTGACAACTGCCGCACTTGCACCATCCTTTACTAGTTTGCGTAATTTACGCTGTTCGCGTCTTACATCTGGATCTGTTGAATCCATTTGTATTCCGCTAATTCTTCCTCTTGCTTGATTTATTAATGCTGCACTTGATAATCCTGCAACACTTCCAAGCACTACTGTTTTTACAATATCTTCACCTGAACCTGACATTGCACTACTAAGTTCTTCACCACTTAAATCCAATAACTGTCTTTGTGACACAAAGTCTTCTGCACTAGCTGGTGCACTATTTTGAGCCATAAAGTCTTCGCTAATAGATGTTAATGTTTGCGCCGCATCCTTAACAGTCTGACTATGTTTTTCAACTGCTGCAAGTATTTGCGGTCTTACCATCTCTGGACTTTGGTTTAGAGCAACTATATCAGCTACTTCATTTTCCAATGCTTTGACAATATCAAACACATCAGCCTTTATATTAACCAAGGCTTTGTCTACAATCTTATCGTGCTTCTTTACATTGAAAGCCAATTTTATTCACCCTCGTGTTTGTAACCTAATGCTCTTAGTTGTAAATGTTGTTCTTCTGTTGTTACAACTGTGACTGCTCCAGTTTCTGGGTTAGTCATTTCGTGTGGTTCAAACTCTACCTTTTCCATGTCTGCTAAGATTTCATTTTGCACTTCATCATCATCAACAGTAAGTGCAACCACTTGTCTGCTGATCTCGTCTTGGAACATAGTATTATTAACACCAGCACTTCGTGCCTTCATTAGGAAATCTAGTTCTAAGTGTTCATCTCTCATATCAAATGTTTCTGGATATTCTAAACTAAAGTTTTCTGGCATATTTAATGCTTGCCAATCTAACCAAGTAATCCACATTTGGTATTCTGTTTCTTTGAGTGTGTCAGCCATGTCCGCCAGCTTTGCATTTAATAACTGTCTTTCCGTTTGTAATGCAACACCACTCATTGGTGTTCCTGTTGTTGCCTGTATTGCACTTGTATGTGTCATGCGTTGTATTGCAGTAACACTGTTTTCAATTGCTTTAAGTATACTATCTGTTGTGCTTAATGATGGGCTCAAAAGATATGGTTTTAGTCCTGGGTCAATGCTTTCATCTAAGTTAAGTATTGCACCAGCACCTGCAACTGCATCTGTGCTTGTTGGTTTAACTAATGTAGGATGTGAACTAATTCTTAAATGTTGTTCAATTTCACTTGCACAATTATAGATGAAGCGTTGTTGATTTGCCACATCCGCAATCATACTAAGTCCTACACCTTTAACAGGTGACTTTAATGGAGCATGAAAAACAAAAGGAATGTAACCCAATGGATTTGGATATTCGTTGTGTTCAACTATCTTATCTATTTCACCTTGATTGTCTTTGCTTACTTTGTATTTTTCTACAGAGTCTTTGTGCCAACATGTGTATGTAACATATTCATCATTCTCTGATTCTTTTACTTTGATGTATTCAAGTTCCATCTTGCCTGCAATGTTTCTTTCATAATACCAGTCTAATACATTTTGTGGAGTGTAAACTGCTGCATAAGCACGGATGCCTAATTGAATTGCTTCAGCTTCTGTTTCTACTTTGTATTCTGGCTTGTCTACTAGTATCCATACCGAACCCATTGATACAGCCAAATCATTTGCAGTTTTTAAGAAACTATCCATGCTTTGTCCTTCTTGGTCCGTGTCATACAACCATGCATTAACTAATGGGTTGTTCATTAACAATCCTAGTTCTCGCTTTGGTAATGTTCTAAACAAGAAACTTCTGTAAATATCTACAGTAGTTTGCACGTGATTATCTAAAGGTGTTGATTCTAACCTCTTTGCATATTGGTCTCCTGGACCAGTATTTTCACCTAGGTATTGTGTTAAGTAACTACCGCTTTTATACAATTCACCGCCTACAAATGATTTGTAATGATAGTTAGCCTGATTGGCTACTTCTGGGTAGCTAGGGTGAGTTTGTTTTATTTTTTCTAATGTTAACATAATTATATTTTCCTTTTAAAGGGTAGCACTTTCAACAGTGATCAATTGTTGAGTCTATATCCATTATTTATCCTTTTTTAATAATGCCCAAACAACTGTGGACTTCTGTCCAAGTGTTCCGGTTTATCTCTTCTTATTGGATTAATCCAATGAATTTTGTAGCCAAATGCATCCATGGCATGATCTAGGTTATTGCTTTTGTCTGGTATTTGTGTGCCTTCTTTGTAAGTTTGCCCACTTATACATTTAATCAATTGCTTACACTTTGGATCTATTTGTATCTTTACACTTCCGTCTACACTTTTTAAACTTGCATTGACGGCTGCAATTCTATCTTTAACTGGTGGGTTGATATTCTTTACTTTTAATATAAACCCTGCATTGCGTAGTATGTGATGATCACTTGTATTTGAACTTGTTTTTCTTTGTGTTCCACTAGCATCAGGATAAACCCATATCTTATTATTAGGATATCTGTTTAACAATTCTTCTGCCAATTCAAATGTATTTGATCCTTGCATAGTAATTTCATCTATCACGCTTATTTCATTCCCGTTCACTCTACTGATGTTAGCACAAATTGGTGATACGTTAAAATCGCATCCAACGTGCAGTATTTCATTCTTCTTTAGTTCTTTATCTTGATGAGCAATATGTATGCCTGTATCAAAATTGTAGTATATTTGTCCTGCATAACTTTCAAAACTTGCTTCATACTCTTGCCTAAAACTTCTTTCATCTAATTCATTGCGGGCTGCTTCTATCTCGTCTTCATCTACATTCCCGCCTTGTAGTGTAGTATACTGAAATGCACTCCAATTATCTTGTGTATGTGCACCTTGCCATAGTTCATATATCCAACTATTCTTGCCTGCTGGTGTAGTAATAAACATTGCTCCACCTTTTTGATCACTTAATGCTGGTCTACATACTTCAGTCCACATTCGTTGATCAATCATTGCACCCTCGTCTATAATTAACGCTGTCATAGAAACGCCTCTTAAATTTGACGGATTATCGGCACTGCGTAAATATATTCTACTTCCATTAACTAGTGTGATCGTAAGATCACTTTCGTTTATTTTTTTAACCCAGTTACAACGTATAAACTTCTCTTTTAAATCATCCCATATAATTTGTTTACACATTTTATATGTTGGTGCTACATAAAATACTTTAGCATTTGGATGTCTTGCTGCTTTAGCCATTTCGTGCATACACAAGTATGTCTTACCAAAACGTCTACCAGCAACTACAACTTTAAATCTTGCGGAGTCGTCACTTATTGTTTGTTGAACATTACTTAGTGGCATTTGATTTTCCATTTACATACAATCCAAACCAAGCTGCACCTGCACCAATCATTGTGCTAGTAAATGCTGCTTGAGCATTGTTTGGATCTGGTAAATCCATAAACCAAGTTATAACAAGATAGAAACATATCATATATGTTAGTATCAACATTCTTGGTATAACTCTCCAAGCGTCCAATTGTTCGGGGGTTAGTTTCATTTATACTGCCGCCACAGTATTATATGTAGTCCAAAGCCAGTAACAAATTACTGCTATTGCCACAACTGCCCAAGCCTTTTTATTCTTTAAATGTTCTAATATCTTTTTTCTCATAGTATTTCCCCTTTGTTTACTTGCCGTATTTCTTCTTGCCTTTTTTCTTTTTATAAGCCATTTTTTATCATCCCTATAACTGTTGATACAACTAAGATTCCCAACACCCACCACAAGCGGTTGTCTATTTTCTCAATTGCTTTAGATTGCTTACACATGTCAGCTTCCAAGTGTCTTAAGTGGTTGTCTTTGATAGTGTCAATACTGTGTTTAATATCAACAATATCTTTAGCGTTTTGTTCTGTAACTTCTGCCCACTTGTGATTCTCTTGTTTGCTCATTTTAGCTTTCCTGTGTTAGTCTGTCCAAGGCAGTATCTGCCCATCTTCTTCGTCCAATGGTGTATCTGTTTGATTAAGAACATTCTTACCTAGCCAAATCTGCATAGTAACATTATTCTTTTCAATTGCGTTTCGCCATTGTGCTCTTCTTAATGTAACTTTACCAAGCGTCTTGCCTGTTGCAATTACATCCTTATAGTTCCTATTTAATGTATCTACACTCACGCCTAATATGTAAGCCATTTCTTTGACTGTGCATTGCACTTCGCAAAGTTTCTTAAGTATTTCTACATCAACTTCTTTTCGTGGTGCACCTTTCTTTGGTGCTGCTTTAACCTGTTTGTCCTCAGTGTTGTCCTCATTTTTACTCATGGTAGAGCTCCTTTATTAGTTGAACTGGCCTTTAGATAATCTCTGCCAGCCAAATCTTCTTGCTGTGCCTGAACCTGTATCACTGTCATAATCATTATATACAACCACATATTTAGTGCTAGGATCATATGCCAATACGCCAAAATAATCATCACCAACAAAGCATGTTCCAGTTCCAGTTCCTGTTGCTGTGCATGTAAAGATTGTTGTGCCAAAGTTACCACCGGCTCCCATTGCAACCCAATCAGTGTTACCTGCACTTGAAATCATATATCTTTTGCCTACTTCACAGTATTGTGCATCAATTACGAATTCACTAGCGACATCGGCTTTGTGTGCTAATTTTAAATATGATCCCATCTTAACACCATCTGGTAATCCAAGATTACTGTTCAATGATGTTGTGCTTTTAATTTCATATTGATCTGTATCTAAGTCTTGATTCATTGGTGTTTGCACACCGCCAACTCTTAGTATATTGTTTGATTCATCTCTAACATATATAGTAAAGTCATTTGTGTTGATTGCAATTTCATTTGGTTCCAAATCACTTGTTGTTGGTGCTCCACTAGTATGTCTGCGTTTTGGTTTAATTACCTGACTCACCAGGGACACTCCTCTGTTAATGTTAATGCTATGCCTTCTGGCACTGTAAAGGTTGTTAGACCTTCAGCCTTTTGAACTGCGTATTGATCACGCATTAGTTGTAATACCAACATTACATAATCTTTATGCTCACCGGTTAAAGCTGCATTTCTTTGTGTGTCAGCATCTACATAATTAAATATTGCGTCCTGACATTCACTTGCTAAACTCATAATGTTCTCCTTATCCTATATTATATATGTTACCAACATCACTACTGTTACCAGTAGTTGTTACTGTTGCAATTGTAGTTTCTTCACCACTAAACGCTCCAGTGCTAGATGCAAGTATTTGAAATGAACTTGGTTGGTTACTATACCATGCACCAACAGTTAAACTGCTAATGCTTGTAGCACTTCCTAGATCAATCTGGACCCAGTCAGAAGCTAATTGTGTTCCACTGTGTCCCAAATACCAAACCCAAGTTTGTGAGCTGTTACTATCAAATGCTTTCCAAGGTGCATATGTTTCACCTGCTGGTGCATAATAATAACTTGCAGTAGCAACAAACGGTGTTGGTGCTGTGCCGCTGGTCATGTTAGTTGGATATGCTGTGCCAGTTTGCCCTGTCCCACTGTAGAATCTAATATTTTTAATACCCATGTTAGTTGGTGAACCGGTAAAGTTAGCAACACGCCAATAACGGTATGTGCCACCAAATGCTGCAGTTGTTAATGCCTTGGTTGCTATCTCTGATTGTAAGTCACCAAAGTCTTGACATCTAACTCTAATTTCGTGTGTGCCTGCTGCTGGTGCTGTAAATGATAATGTTCCATCTAAGTTATCTATTACATCATCATTGTCAACAACTTTAGTTGTTCCTGTGTAAACTTCTACAAAGTATGCAGGGTCATCATATGTTGCATGGTTGCTAACAGTTAACACATAAGTCAAAGCTGATGAAGTTGATGAATCACCAGTTAGTGTTGGTGTAACACTTACGCCTAAATTAGTGTTCTGCCATTCACCTGCAGTGCTGTTATACATAAGTAGATCATTGTTCTGAACACTTGTAATATCAACATCAGTTAATCCACTTAGTGTTGAACTACCGCCACCACTGTTTGTTACCCAGTCATAGTCTGTTCCATCCCAACTTAACACTTGGTTAGTTGTTGCAGTTGATGTATTTAAATGTGTGTCTACTAAGCCATCTACTGTTGCCTCACTTACCAATGTGCTGTTAGCACCAGTTGGTAATAGCATTGTGTTGGTTACATTTGCACTGTGTGGTTGTGCTTTAATTGTTTGTCCGTGAGTGTTAGCACTACAGTTAAGTTGAATTTGACCGTCTGTAGAACCTGAACCTTTAACTTCTAATATATTTGTGGCAGGATCTAATACAAGATTGCCACTTGCAGTTGTAGTTGTTCCACCTAGTATTGGTGAAGTTAATGTTTTGTTTGTTAGTGTTTCTGATCCAGTTTGTGTGACTCCAGGAGTTTCAAAACTTAATTGTCCAACACCATTTGTGGTTAATACTTGGCCAGCACTACCATCTAATGTTGGGAACATATATTCTTCAAAGAATCTAACGACTCCCTCTTCAACTCTAAATGCTTCAGATATGTTATTACTACTATCACTAACCAAAACTTTAAACTTTTGAGTGTTTAATTGAAAAGGTCTGTATTGATACACGCCGTTTACTGCTGAACTATAGTCACCAAATACACTTGTAGTAAAGTGATCTTCAGCACCAAATATTCTATTACGCATTATAACATCACCGCCACCTGCAAGGTTTGCCCAGTCTTTGGTGTAGTAGAATCCGTAATCACCTGTGTAAGCACCGGTCTTGTTATGATTACCTTCTGGGTCCATCATAAACACAAGTTTATCTAAATCTAAATTTGGATCATTTTGTCCAAGTAGGGCAACTGCTTTACCGCTGCTGTCTTCTAATGTAATTTGTGGTTTGCTCCATAAACTATTGTCTGTTTTAATATTAACAACAGCATCATCTGGTGCACTTGCAGTTCCTTCTATTAATAAATGATCACCATCATAAGTTAAATCACCTTGACCATTTAACGTGTTTGCAGTATTTGAACCTGTAATAATTCTGTTGTCAGCATTGTTGTTGATTGTGGTTGATCCACCTCCACCACCTGTTTGTGCAACCCAATCATAATCAGTTCCATTCCAACTTAATACTTCGTTAGTTGCTGCAGTTGATGTGTTTAAGTGTGTGTCTACAGCTGCATTATCATACAATGTTGGTAGTCCACTTAATGAACTATAAGCTCCATCAAATGCATCTGTAATTCCATATCCACTAATAGTAGTTGGCTTACCTGTTAAACTACTAAATGATTGAGCTGGAACAGAAGTTAAATAACCTGCACCATTTGTCAATTGATTGTTGTTTGTTGGAATAGTTGGTAGTCCACTTAATGAACTATAAGCTCCATCAAATGCATCTGTAATTCCATATCCACTTATTGTAGTTGGTTTACCTGTTAAACTAGCAAACGATTGTGCTGGAACACTACTAATGTAACCTGCACCATTTGTTAATTGATTGTTGTTTGTTGGTATTGTTGGCTTACCTGTTAGGTCTGCATATGCACCACTAAACAATGTTGGTTTGTTTGTTAAATTATTATAATTGCCATCAAATGCATCTGTTATTCCATAGCCTGCAATCGTAGTTGGTGTTGCTGTTAAGGCACTCCATGCCAATGATGTTGTGCTTAATGCACTTAGGTCTACTGTGCTTGAACTTCCACTTATTGTTAAGTTAGGACTCGTAAAGCTAAGTGTTTGAGCAGCGCCACTTGGTAAGTTTGTTAAGTTACTTCCGTCTACTGCTGGTAGTTTTGCATTTGAATCTAATTGAACTATCTTGTTTGCAGTTGTTCCAACATCAACATTTAATGTTCCTGAACCTGTTATTGGTCCACCTGTTAATCCTGTTCCACTATCTACACTTGTTACAGTTCCAGATCCACTTGGGCTTGTAAAACTTAATTGTCCTGCACCATCTGTTGTTAATATTTGTCCACTGCTACCGTCACTGGTTGGGAATACATATTCACTATGGAAGCTGATAGTGTTAGCGTCAAAATCTAAATTAGTTGGCCATGTATTTGGGCTTTGATGAGCAGTGTAAGAACTAAATCTGTTTTTCTGTCCTTTAAAAGGTCTTTGATCAACTGCTATACCTGTTCCACTTGAACCTGCTGTAGAACAAACAAATTCTGTGCCTACATTGTTGTCTGCTGAACCAACTGCTGTAAAGTCTGTGGTTCCAACAGTAAAGATCTTATATTTAACACCAATAACAAATCCGTCACTTGCTTTTACAAAGCCAATGTTGTCTGCACCTTTCATACTAAATGTTGAATAGTGTGAACCAGTGTCCCAAGCATCAGCTGTTCCTGTTCCACTACCTGCACCTGTGGCTACAAATAATGTGTTAACATTGTTATTGGCTGAACCAATAGTTGTAAAGTCTGTGGTTCCAACACTAACAATTTTATATGTTTTGCCAGTTAAAAAATTACCAGCTGTAAAGTTTTTGTCAGTTATATTTCCATCATTGGCTACAAAATCTGAGTTGTCAATGTGAAGCCTAAACATGTTCTTCTTGTTTGGTGTTTGGAATTGTAAAACATTAATCCAGTCTGAACTAGCTTGTGTATAGTTTTGTATTTGGAATGCACCATTAAAATTTGAATAGTCTGGTGTTAAAGTCGAATCATATTCATTAACAATCTTTAGTGCCTGGAAGTTATTACCACTTCCACTGTTGGCTGTGTATTTGATTTCATTACCAGTAAAAGCTGGTATTGTTTTGTTTGTTAGTGTTTCTGTTCCAGTTAATGTAACACCATCTGTAATTCCGTATCCACTAATTGTAGTTGGTGTTCCAGTTAAACTACTAAATGCTCCATCAAATAATGTTGGCTTGTTTAATAGATCACTGTAATCACCTGTTCCTGCTACTGTAGATAATGTTGGTTTTCCACTTAGGTCTGCATATGCACCACTGAACAATGTTGGTAGTCCACTTAATGAGCTGTATGCTCCATCAAATGCGTCTGTAATTCCGTATCCACTAATAGTAGTTGGTGTGCTTGTAATTGAACTCCACGCCATTGAGCTTGGTGTTAACGTTGATAAGTCAACAGTGCCGCCTCCGCCTGATAGTGATAAGTCTGGTGAACTAAACGTTAGTGTTTGTGCTGCACTAGCTGGTAAGTTTGTTAACTGTGAACCATCTACTGCTGGTAGCTTTGCATTAGAGTCTAATTGAACAATTCTGTTTGCGGTTGTTCCAACATCAACATATAATGTTCCAGTGTTTGTAATAGGTTGATTACCTATTGTATATAAACCTGTTCCGGCTGTAACACTTTGCACACCAGTTGGTGGTAAGTTTGTTAACTGTGAACCGTCTACACTTGGTAATTTACCATTGCCATCTATCTGAACAATCTTGCCTGCTGTCTGACCTACATCTACTGCAATTGTTCCAGTGCCAGTGATTGTTCCACCTGTTAAACCAGTTGAAGCTGTAATACTTTGCACACCTGAGTCAGGCAGATCTAATAATTGACTTGCGTTTAAGGGTGGTAATCTGTTGAATCCATCTGTTGTTACAATTCCACCTGCGCCACCTGTTTCTACATTTAATGTTCCAGCGGTAGTAATAATAGATGTTCCGCCACCTCCAACAGCTAAATGATCACCTGCTGTAATACCTGTTACAGTTCCTGTTCCTGATACTGTGTTTGGTCTCCATGCGCCGTTTGGAAAAACAGTGCTATCCCATAGCAACACTTCACCAGCCTGTGGTGCAGATGTATAAACAACATCTTGTATCTCATCTAGGTTGGTAATGTTTAATTTACTTTCTACTCTAGCATCTGTGAAATATTTGTTTACAGGGTTAGCGTCTTCATCAACATGGTCAGTGTTTAATACAACTGTGCCAACTTCTCCGTTAACACTTGAAACTGTTCCAACTGCTGCAGTCCAACTTATATTACCGTTACCATCTGTGTATAATACTTGACCACTTGTTCCGTCTGTGTTTGGAAGCCTATATTCATTGCCATAAAATGATATTGCACTACCATCTATATCTAAGTTTGCTAATGTAATTCCATTGGTTGTGCTTTTTAATCTGTTGTATTGCCAATTGCTATCACTTTGTGGAGATAATGCATTAGTATATGCTGATGATCCAGTTAAAGTTAACTCACTTAAATGTCCATCAGTTGATTTTGGTCTGATATTATAGTAGCTGCCTGTGTTGGGAGCTACAGTCTTGTTAATTGTTTTAGTTGAAAAGCCACCTCCATAAAGAGCTTTAGCACTTAAGAATTCAGTAGTGCTTAGTCCACTAATTGGTTCCCTGGTTAATGATATGTCAACAATTGCTTTACCAAGCCATGGATTTGAACCTGTATAACCTTCTCGTGCAGCTAATTGAGTTGACCATCCATATCCTGGATATGAAGTTGGGTTTCCTCCACTTGGAATATTATTAAACTGAAATCTGTCTGAATTAATTGTAGCAGTGGCGTTTGTTGCAGCTAATTGCCCGCCATAATTGCTTGGGTTAATTTGCCCAGTGCTACCTGCATTAGATCTAATTTTATTTATTGTAACTGGGTCACCAACATTTATTGGCCCAATATAATCAACCTTTTGACCTAATAATGTTTTGTTTGATAGTGTTTGTGTTCCTGTTTGTGTAACATCACCAATACCTGAATCACCTGGGACCCAATTAGTTCCATCCCATTCTAATACTTGTGCAGTTGTTGGTGCAGTTGTGCTGGTGTCAACATCACTTAAACCATCAATGCTTGTGTTGTTAATCTTAGTTAATACTTTGGCATCTGTATAATATTGATTTGAACCTTCTGCTAAATCGCCTGTGTCGTGATTTGATAAGGTTGAAACAGTTCCTGTAACATTTCCAGTTACATTACCTGTAAATACTGCATCAGTTCCATTGGTGCCATTTTCAAGTATTTTACTTGTGCCGTTGCCTGCATAAACATCACCTGTTAAATCACCTTCTGTGTTACCTTGAACATTACCAGTAACTGATCCAGATAAGTTTCCTGTCACATCACCAAAATGATGTCCTGTTGTATTACCTGTAACATCACCTGTTAAGTCTCCAACAAAGCCTGTGTTGGCAGTGATTGAACCTGTGGTTGATACAGTTGTAAATTCACCTGTGCTTGCTACATTGCCGCCAATTGGTGTGCCGTCTATTGTGCCACCATTAATATCAACTTCTGTGAATACACTCTTTTGTGAGCCTGTGCCTGTTGAAGTTATTTTACCTGTAACATCACCAGTTAAATCACCTTGGACATTACCTTGAACATTGCCTGTAACATTACCTACTAATGTGCCTGTGAATCCGCCACTTGCAGTAACAGTTGTTCCGTTAACTTGACCAGTGTGTGTTCCTGTTGAATCACCTGCTAAGTTACCTGTTACATCTCCGGTTACTGGTCCAGTGTGTGTTCCACCTGAAGTATTACCTACTAAGTCACCTGTTACATTACCTGTTAAGTTACCTGAAACATTACCACTTACAGGACCTGTATGTGTTCCGCTTGTATCACCTTGAACATCACCTGTAAATCCAACACTTGCACTTACACTTGTTCCCACTACAGAACCTGTATGTTGTCCTGCACTATTACCAGTTAAGTTACCTGTAATGGCTCCACTTGCGTTTACTGTTGTAAATGATCCTGCGGCTGTTGTTACTGCACCAATTATAGTGCCATCAATGTTTCCACCGTTAATATCAGCTGTTGTAAATGTTGATGTGCCAGTTGAAGTTATATCTCCAGTTACATCTCCGGTTACTGCGCCTGTGTGAACTCCTGTTGTATTGCCTGTTACGTTACCTGTAACATTACCTGTAACATCACCAGTTAAATTACCTTCAATGTCTGCAACCAATGTTCCAACTGTAACGTTGATGTTTCCTCTAGCGCCATCTTCACTTGCTGTCGCACCCAATGTAAACTTGTCTACACTTTCGTCCCACATAAAGATTTGATTAGTTTGATTGCCTCTTTGTATAAGCATTCCACTATCATTAACTGGAGTGCCTGTTAAGCCACTGTTAAGTTCAAATAGATTATCTTGTATTTGTAAGTCTGTAGTGTTTAGGTAAGTTAAGTCACCGCTTACAGTTAAGTTTCCGCCTACAGTTAGATCTTGTGCAATCTGAACTGTGCTTGGTAATGTTAATGTAACTGGTCTACCTTCTGTTCCACTTCCGCTTACTTCAATTTTGTTTGGTGTTCCTGCTATTGTTTTAACATAATCACCTGTTGTATCTGTGCCTAATGCAACACTGTCTGCGTCTACACTTGTAGCTTGAATGCCTAATGCATCTACAAAGACTTTAGTAATGTGTGCTCTAACTTCAGCTTGGTTTGGTCCAGTGTAATCAATTACACCTGTAGTATTATCATACGTGATGCTTCCGTCACCGCCTAAATCATTTACTGTAAAGTGTGAACGAACTTCAGTGGGTGTTGGTCCTGTGTATGTAAATTCACCTGTGCTTTGATTGTAACCAAAGCTTCCATCTCCACCTGCATCAACGGCACTTACTAATACTCTAACATCACTTGGTGCTGGGCCTGTAAAAGTAAGAACACCTGTAGTGTTGTTATAACTTAAACTTCCATCTCCACCAGTGTCTGTTACACTAATTGACGCTCTTGATCTTGCCTCTGTAAAGTATTTGTTTGTGGCACCAACTGCTGGCTCTTGTAAATCATCTGTGTCCATTGTAGCTGATGGGCCAATTCTTCCATTAATACTAGTAAGGTAATCTGAATCATTAGCAAACATTGAGTTGTTGCCTGATTTGTTTGTGAGTGTTTCTGTTGAATCAGCTTTAATAAATTGTTCTGTGTTTGCAGTAATAACCTGTTGAACTCTGCCTGGTGTGTAATAAAGGTTTGTGCTTCCTTCAAGTAATTCATCTGTAGACGAACTGCTTAATGCGTTGTCAAATCGAACCTGTGTCCAGTATGCGTTAGTTCCTTCTGCAATGTTTGTTGTGCTTAATACAACGGCACCATCTTGTCCGTTTACACTTGTAACTAAACTTGAACTATCAAATGATATAACACCTGTAGTTTGATTGTAGTTAATATCGCCTGCACCTGTTAGTGCGGCTCTGGCTTTAGCGTCTGTGTAGTATTCGTTAGTTGAACCTTCAGTTAAATCGTCTGTGGTCTTTAATGCTAAATCAATATTGAATTGTGCAGTATCTCTTGCGGCTGTGTAATATTTGTTTCCGGCAGGGTCTGCTGTTTCACTAATGTCATCAGCGTTTAAAACAACTAAGCCTGTTTTACCATTAACACTATCAACAGTTAAACTGCCAATAAGACCAGGTGTAACGCTTACGCTAATTACATTCTCTGTTACTGTTACTTGTTGTGTTGCTGAGTCAACTACTATTACTTGACTCTGGTCATCACTGATAACCGTTACGCCTAAGTTGCTATCATCTTTAGGCAATATTGTATATGTGCTCATTTAACTTACTCCTGGACTAACAAATGCTTTACCTTGTAGTAATCTTGTTTTCTCTCCACTTACTGTATCCGTCATTACAATGTCATACACTTGATCACCAGGTTTAAGTGCGGCTGTTTCTGTGTCTGATAGTTTCATTGTCCACAGACCTGTTGCAGCATTGTCTATTGTTGCCGTAAAGTCTGTGCCGGATGTTTCATTATAGTTCTTTTTAATCTTTCCTGCAAAGGTTTTATTTGTAATATCTACTACTACATTTGCTTCCTTTAGTTGAAAGCTTCTGATAAAGTCTGCATTTTGTGATATTGTTATATTGTATTCTGCTGCTGGCATTAGCTTAATATACTCCTTAATATGAAATCTAACCCTTCATAACTCCATCTGATAAACAGATATATAATGGCAAGATTTGTTAGGGTTGTTAGGGCTTTAAATAATTTGTCTAATTCATTCATGGTATGATTTCCTTGTTGTTTTACAATGTTATTTATCCAAATTGAAACCGTAAGAAATAGCTCAGAAGTCAACAAGGAATGTAACACTCCTGAGCCAGCGTATTAGAGCAGAACCCCCACTGTCTAATAAGCCTTAGTATTTAGCCCTTTTTTGTAAGATAAAGCGGCATTAAGGTGTATAGCAGTCTAAATTACGAAGTCTCTTATAACGCAAGATTTGGCAGTCAAGAAAAAACCCACAATAGAGAACTCTTAGCATAAAAGTCTATTGTGGGTTTAGTGTTTACTAACTCTAGTAAACTATTGCTCTCGCAATTCTTTTAGGCTGTTTCTTCTGTTGGTGCCTCTTCTTCTGGTGTATTTGCTTTGATAAAAGCCACAAGTCTGTCAAAGCATGCGCCTACTTGACTTGCTTCTCCGGCCTTAAATGCACCACGTTGTGTAGCAAGGTCAATGATATTTGCTGATAGCACAATATCTTGAATACTTATACTTACTGCATCTTCCTTAGGTGCTTCAGTTGTTTTAGTTTTTTTAGTTGTTTTAGCCATTACGCTGTCTCCTTTTTAATAATATAAAGTTTAAATTCAAATTTTCTTGTAAGGTTATCTAAATGAGTGCTTAAAGATGCTGTATCAACATCAAGTTGATCTGCTACTGTATACACCATGTGTTGCAAGTTTTTAACCTGTGTATTAAGTTCTTCTCTATAAGCAGCCAAAACAGTCTTTTCTTCTTTGCTTACATTCAACTTGCTCATTTGTTTTTGACCTAGTTTTGTAACAAGATCTTGTAGTTCATTTAAAGGTTCTAGGAAGTCAACCACTGCTGCCTTGCCTGCTAATTTTTGTATCATTAATTCTTCTTGTTGATTTGCTTTGAATTTATCAATTGTCATTACGCTGTCTCCTCATTAAGTTTGGTATACGATAATAACACTTCTGCAACTTCTTTTTCACTGTGATTGTCCCACAAATCGTCAATGTCTTCTTGTGTAAGTTCAACAATTGACGTAAGTGCTTGGATTAATTCTTTTTTGGTTAATGTATTCATTGTATTCTCCATTTGTGTCATAAACTTTATTGTCTATACTTATAGTATACACTAAGATGTCTTAGTTGTCAACCTTTTTATTACGCTGTCTCCTCTACACAATTAACAAAACGCATATCAAAATATTCATTAGTTTGGTATTCAGGTTTAAGATAACCTAAGACTAACTTTGCATCTGGCTGTCCATTTGTTTGGAAGCGTTTAGAACCTAGCATATTAAGTGTCCGTTTTGTTACGTGGTTGTTGTATTGTTGTTGTGTAATAGCACCTGCATTTCTAAAATCAATTGCCATTCCAATATCACGCCCAAGATCATAGCTACAGAAATATGAATCATGTCCTGAAATCTCACCAAACACACGCCACCAGCCTCTGCATTCAGTTCCAGCATGAGATTTGTATTCAAGGTTAGGAACTACCTTTTTCATTGCATTGTAAAACTTTTCAATAAGTGGAAAGATCCTTTGTGTATAACAACGCTCTGGTGCATTTGGTCCTTTGCTATACATATCTTTAAGAATGTTTTTTACTTCTACAAAAGTTTTAGCATCACGTATACACTCATCAACAAAACTTGCTATTTGTAAACTTTTTGATGACGCATCACCAACATATTTTTCACATTCTGCTTTGTAATCTGGACTCATCCACATCATAGCCCGTTCTTGATGTTGAATGATTTCAAAAATGTATGCTTTAACATGCGTTAGTGCGTTTTGTGGTGTTGTTAGTTTTGTCATTTGTATTTCTCCGTTTTGTTGTTATAAACTTTATTGTCTATACTTATAGTATACAGTAAGATGTCTTACTTGTCAACCTTTTTATTACGCTGTTTCCCCAAACATTGCTGCTCTAATACTTGGATCAGCACATTGAATATGACTAAACTTATCACCATTCCATTCATCTTGTTCTAAAACACCAGCTGCAACACAAGTTGAAATAGCACAGGTCCAAATTATAAGATTTTGAATAAGATCTTTGTTAAACTGAAATGGACCTTTAGTCATCTTAGCTAACTCTTTACTTGCCCAAATCATTCTTGCTTTTTCTTCAGCAACAAACTCTTCTCTGGATTGATTATACACTTGCATAGTCCTATTTGTTTTTAAGACGCTTACTTGTTTATCAGCACATTCTTTAAAATGTGCACCCATTTGAATTGCATCTACTCTAGACATACCCATTGCATCAAGTGTCATATTTGAAAATTCAAAGCCGTTAACATTATCATTTGCTTTGTAACCCCAATAAAACCCTACAAGATCTGTATTTGGGTGTAATAGACTCTTAACAGTTGCCTTAGTTGCCTTAGACGCTTGTTTTGCCTTAAATGCTTTTGCTCTTGCTTTTGCTTTTGCTTTACCGTTTAATTTCTTACTCATAATTTACGCTCCGTTTGTTGTTATAACTTAATTGTTATATATATATTATAGCAAGATGTCTTGCTTTTGTCAACCTTTTTCTACAAAAAGAAACCCATATATTTCAATGGGTTATAATTTATTTTAAATTAATTTAATCTTTTTTTGGTTTTTTTGGTGGTTTTTTATAGCTTTGTGCCACATAAAGTATTATATAACGATCCATTTCTTCTTCTGTAGGACGTCTATATTCAAATTCTTGCCCTAAGACTTCGTATATGTTTTGCCAAGCCTTAAGTTTTTTATGAACTCTATCTAACAGTAGGTCTGCATCATTCATTTACTAAACTTTCTGTCTACACCTTTGCGTTGTTCTTCAAAAAACATAGCTGTTGCTAGTAATCTTTCACGTCTTTGGTTAATAGTAGGGTGTGTTAAGCGCCATAAGAACTCTGCATCTTTGGCATTTAAGCGTTTGTATTCACTTAAATTCCATCTTTTCATTACAGTTCTACAATGATCAAATTGTTCTGGTGCTATATTGTAATTGTGCATAGTTCGTTTTGAATGTTTTACCAACCAAGTATGTGCTGGTATTTTGTGGTGGTTAACTCTCCACCATTTACGAAAATGTTTTAGTCTATCTGTATTCATATTTTTCTCCTTTAGTGTTTGCGTATAAACGCTTCTCTGTCAAATACTGCTTTGCAGTTCATGTTGTTTCTTTGTTTTTGTGATAGTTTACTGAATTCCTTCATGCTCATATCATAGATTTTATGTCCTGTCCAAACATCACGAAACTTCATTATCATCCAATCTTTTTCCCATTCAGAATAATCCTTATATTCCTTTTGGTCTACATATCTCATGCCATCTTCATAGCTGTATATTTCTATTACCATATTAGTATTTACTCCTTTATAATCTGTTCCCTTTCAGGCAACAGAAAACATCAAAACTCTAAAGAGTTTTTTCTGTTTATTTTTTTTCTCTTCTTAAGTGGAACATTAAACATTTATATGTGGTTTATTTGTTATTATATAATATAACTTATTAGATCTCTTCAGTCATAAGTAGGCTACTACAGCCTAGGGTGTTTTTAGAGACTATAAGACATTTGGCTCGTTCCTGCTTACCATACACCAGTGATTTTTAAGAATGCTTTCTGCCTACAGTTGCATTCATATGTCTAGTCAGTTTTCATTAGTTGGAAAACGCAACCCCTCAAGCAAGTTTCTAAACTAGTGTTTCTCTAGCCTTCAATGCTGTGTTGTCAAGGAGGGTATGTAAGGGTTCTGTGTTAGTTTTGTATTAGCCAATGTTAGTATTATAATATAGTTATTTGTTTTTGTCAACTTATATCAAACATATCATTATCAAAATGTTTTTCAAGTTTTTCAACATCACGTTTGTGAATTAAATCACCTATATGATCATACATTTCTTGCTTTGTAGGAAATAACTGTTCCGGTTTTGCTTGTCTTATACTGTCGGCATTAATAAGATGTTTCTTATTAGGCAATAACTTTAGGTTACTTATTACAACACCTTCTTTGCATTGTAGTATATTAAGCCAAGTTTGTGCATTGTGTATTTTCTTGCCGTTTTTTTGAAAGGGATATACATATGTCCAAAACTCTTCTAAGTTTTCATTACATATGTTTACATGGTAATAGTCATTACCGTGCGTAGCACTAGTTTCGTTTGTGTAATTTAGAATATAATATCTCACTGTCTTCTCCTATAGATTGTAAAAGTTTATTCTTTTACTTAATGTATTTATCATTATAGCACAAAATGGTGCATTTGTCAAGAAAAAAGACGCCTTTCGACGCCTTTTTAGAATCATTGTATAAAGTATTGGGCAGTTCTGCTTTAATATATATGGCACTGTTTCCAGTTACATTTTGTTGGAGCTAGGCAATGAATCCTAGTATCACCCTTATACAACTGTAAGCTAAAATTGAACATTATTTGGAGAATGTCTGAGTAATCATTGATTATTTTTTAACTTACTATATATATTTATACAGTATAAACTAGGTTTTGTCAACCTCTAATTGCTTGTTCATACGTTCTTTGTATCTCTTTCTGTGGTAATATATGTTTGCAGTTGTGCAACCTAAATTGTTAGCAATATTTGTAAGTGTTTGACCGCTGTCTAATAAACGCATAATTTCATCTTGTAAATTTTCACTGCTTTGCATTATACCGTCAGCAAACCCAAGACTGGTAAATCCATTTTGTTTTGCTTGTGCTAACACTTTGCCTGAAGTATTAAGTTTTTTAGTAATTACTGGTCTACTACCTAAGTCGTGAAGTGAGAGCCATTCATTTATATCTGGTTCACTTGTTGCAACACCTACACAATTTGTATAGAATCTGTAACAAACATAGTCTCCTGGACAGTGTGCTTTTAATTTTTTTACTATTACAAAGTGAACTAACTGCTTGTATTTGTCTAATGTTAGTGCTCTGTTAAAACTGCTTTTAAGGCGTAGAATTTTTGTGTTTTGTTGGGTTTGGGGCATTTGGTTATCCTTGTTATTTTGACGCTATATATAGCCCTTGTTGAGCGTCTAAGACACCTAACTTGACTACATGTTGTTAGTAATTTCCACCATCTATAACATTACTATTTTCCCATACTGGGTCTGGTGTTGCACTTGCATTATATTGTAGCAAATGTCCAGTTGCAACAGTGGCTTGATCTATTATAATATCTTTTAAGATACCAACTGGTGCTTGTGTTACAACATCTTCTTTGGTTGGTAACATTACTGGAGTTTCAGCTCCATCAAATCTAATCTTACTCATATTTACTTATCCTTATATTTGTATGCTTGGAACGTATTCGATAGCACCAAACTTGACTTCGTCTTTTTCATTTATTTCTATTGACACAACTCTAAACTTTTTATTAGTCCAGTTTAATGCTTCTTGTGATACACTAACAATGTTGCCACATTCTACTACTAGACTTGCATGTGTTGATGAAAATGAAATTGTCATTTGATTTCTAGTCTTATCAATTCTGTATTGATTTAATCTTGTAACAAATGCTGAATTAGTAGTTAACTGATGGTCACTTGATACTTCTAATACTGTGCCGTTGTCTTCAGCTAATGCAGTTGCATCTTTAGTAACTACAATATTATCAACATAATTTAAACTACTGTCAGTAAATCCTGCAGTAACTTTATTTACTCTACTGGCTTTCTTTGCTTTTTGAACACTCATTTGTCCAATAATGTTATCTTCATCAAAGCTATATTGACTTGTTTCATTGGCATTTTGTATTATTAGTCTATACTTTCCGCCTGTCCATATTAACATTCCGTTACATGCTCTAGTTAGTCTTTGTATATTTTCAAATATCCTTTGTTCTGTTGATAATGGGCCGTTGTATACTATACCTGCTCCATTCCACGCACTTGCACAATCTAAACGTGCTTGTTTAAAACTAGCTATGTCAATGTCTAGTCCTGCAACATAGTTTCCACTAGTGTCGTGATCTAGTCCTTTGCCGTATGTTGTGTTTGTAAGATAATCATATATAACATCTGCAGGGTTTTGATTTGCACTTTCTGTTTGTGTGGGTGTGCTTGTTTGTCCACTGGTTATAGTTGATACGTTTGGAATATTCTTACCTTCTAATACTGCGGTAATAACTGGAACACCACCAGCATAAGCGTCTGCATTTGCTTTTAGTTTAATAGCCAAATATGCTATGCCTCTAAGTCTGTGATTGCTGCCCCATCTACTGCTTCCTACACTTGTTTGCATCATGCTGTCAACACCCTGGTTAGCTGATCCATTATGATATCTAACAGTTTTATCAGCATCTGAATATTCATTACCACCTGTATAGCCACTTAATTGATAACCACTACCACTGTCGTTGCCATTACCACTCCATACAAGAATATCACCAAAATACAATTCTCTGATGTTACCCATTTCGCCTTCGCATAAAGTTAACACCATATTAAAGTATTCATTGCCTGCATCTGAATCTGCTATATCACCGTTGCCGTTTGATGTTTCTAAGTAAACTCTAGTTCCACCCATTCTATACTTTCCGTATACAAGTGGAATGCCTGAGTTGTTTGAACTTTTATTAATTAATAGTGCTCTAGCTCTGGCAGCCGCTTGTGCTTCGCTTTGTGATGCATCTCTAGTTTCAATTTCATCTGAACCAAAAACTTTTTCAACTATCACGTCAACTACTACGTCAACTGCTTTAACAATAACGGCTGTAACAACTGCTTTAATGAGTATTGGAATTACTACTGGCATTATGCTCTCCTAAACCTAGTTGTCTCAACAGTTTTATCAGTTGAAAATAACTCTGGGTGACTACTAATTAGTCCATGCTCACTGCTAATGCTCCAAGCTAATCCATTAAAAATCATTAATATACTATAATGTGTTCTATGGTTTTGAATCCACACATCACCTGTAACAGGAATTGATTCTGGTGCATTAACATCTAGTTGTGTGTATCCCATACGCAAAACATATTCAATTGCATTGTGAGTTCTTGCAAATTTCATTGCAGTCTTTTCATTATGATAATGTCCTATAACTTCACTAGATACATCTGAACCAGTTAATCTATCAATCCATTCGCACCACCATGTGTTGCAATCAAACGTGCCCCAGGTATGTTTTTTGTGTTTAAGCCCAGCCAAAAATAAAGCTAAGTCTCTTTTTTGTTCTAATATCATGCTGGAGGTTCCTGCCATTTAATGTCTTTGAATAGTAGTTTTGAATATTCAAATCCTACATCGCCTGAGTAACGCGATTGTTGTGAGTTTTGATTTGTATAGCGTCCATTACGTCTAGTAAAGTCTATCCAGTGTGAACTTGCTTCTAACAACACACTACTAACACCTTCTATGTCATATGTAATGCTTGCATTACTCATTCGTCCCTCAAATAGCAATACACTTCCTTTGTCTACCCAGTTTAAATCAAAGTAAACTCTATATCTTTTTACTGTCTGGTCTATGTATTCAGTTGTGTCTTTTAACATAGTCTGCATAAATGATTCATCATATGGTGAAGCATCAGTTTCGTATGGTGCAATGCCTGATATTTGTATAGCCATTTGTGGAATTTCCATTTGGGTATCTTCTTCAATGACCCCAACATTTAGAAAGTTACCAAACGCTACATATAAATTACCGTCAACAGTTACGTCTTGTGGTGCGTTTGTTACATAATATACAACAGTAGAACCATTTTGCTTAGTTGCAATACTGACGCAATCAAAGTATGTAACAATTTGTTCACCTAATTCATTTAATAGGTTACCAGTAATTCCTCTATTTGCCATGCTTTATTTCCATTCATCCAATTCAAATCTAACGCTTACATTGTATAAACCGTTTGTTGATACACTATATTCAAACTCACTGTCGTTTAATGTAACAACAACTTCATCTGGACTTGTATTCCAAAAACTACCTGCTGGCTGATCAGTTTTAACTGGATATGCAAGTCTTACTTTTGCTTCTCCGTATACGTTTGCATTTGCTGTGCTTATAATAGTATTTATTTGTCCGTTGGCATCACCATTTGCGCCAAAGATTGTATCACCTTCATTTAGTGTATCACCAGTTGTTAAGCCTTCTAATAGTATTACTAATGCGTTTACACTAACATCAATTGGATCTTTTAGTATTAATGCATTTGCACTATTACCACTGTTTAAGTTTTTAAATAATATGCTGTTTCCATTTTGCACTAACTTAAATAACATTGGAATTGCTTGTCCACGTGCCGCTTGAACAATACCGTGATACTCTTTAAACTGGTTAGCTGTCATTGGTGGATAAGTTACTTCTAGTCCCCACTTTACATAACCTGCACTTTGAATATATTTTTTACCACTTTGACTTCTTGTTATCGTCGATGGCATTTTGTATGAAATCTCTGCACTTTGTGGTGTAACAACACTTGGCCAATATTTAGTTGGAGTAGCATCGCCACCTTCTGTCCATTGATCAGCTGTGTCCCATATGTCCTGTGCTTCTAATGCCGTTGGTGTTGCTGGATATGTATCTGCTGCATCTTGTTCTATTTCAAACATGACATAGCCTGCACCTCCGTAACCACTACCACCACTTCCACTAGCACCTGTTACATAACCACTACTGTTAGTAGATATTGTAATATTTGCATTTGAAGTAGCAATTGATACAGTTGAATTATTGCCTTCTTTCCAAAATCTTCCGTTGGCTTTAATACGTGCTGAACCTGAATAACTGTTAGCACCTGTGCGTTGTCTAAACTGTTCATTTCCTGGTGTAATCATTGTAGCACTAGTAATAACACCTGAACTGTTTACTGTGCCTCTAATCATTGGTTTATACCATATATCATATATTGCTATGTTACCTGAACGTGAGTTGTTTTTTAAATAATATTTAAATCTACTAACGTTTTCCATTATAGTGTCAACACTACTTGAAAATGTATTAGCTAAGGCTATGTAGTTTCCGTCTTTTAAATCTTTTATTCTCTTCTGAAATCCACTGTTGTTATCACCAATGTAAAGTGGATCAATATAATGTGGATTAGATGTGTCTGGATATTGTAATATGTTAATCATTAATAAATCCCCTGTCGGCCGCGTTTCTGATACGCTTGGTTAATCATTCCTACGATTTGATTCTTTTGTTCTATTATAAATTCTGTGCCGCTTCTTGAATCAATGCTTGACAGATTAAAGTTAACTGTTAAGCCGCCGCCTCCTGCACCACCATTATTTCTAGCAATGTTTCCGTTGCTGTTTGGTGTAAACATCTCGGGTCCATTTTCTCCAACGATATAACTTCTACCATTTGATACTGGTCCACCTGATGCACGTCCAAATAGCCCACCAATAACAGTCTTAAAGAAACTGCCAACGGCACTACCTTTACTGCCACCACCACCACCGTGTAAACTACTACCAAGTGATTGACTAATTTTGTTTGAACCAAAGATTGCATCTTTAATCATTGATGACATTGTTTGTTTGAAGTAACCTTTAAAGTCATTCATTTCTAACTTACCATCATCAAACGCATTAGTTAATGTATCAGTAAAAGTTTTCATTCCGTTACCCATCTCATCAGTAATACCGTCACTCATGTCTTCTGTTGTTGCAACAGTAACATCTTTCATTCTACTAAACTCATCTATGATTGCGTCAACCATGTCTGGGATAATAGAGTTTCCAACTGCTTCATCTTCTGTTTTGCTAAAGATACCTAATACACTATCTTTCCAACCGTTTAGTTTTTTCTTTGTGTCTGAAACCATGTCGCCCATTTTACCTACAATAGCTTCTTTCATCTTCTTAACTTCTTCTGGTATTGCTTTAATCTTTGCAACTAAATCAACAAAGAATTGAACAAGAGTGCTAATTGCTTCACCGGCTATTTCAAAGCCTTCTTTTAATAATGGTATTGATTTTTCTACTAATGGTGCAATTGCTTCAGCAACTGTGCCTAATACATTGAATACATTTTGCAACATTGGCCAAACTATTTCACTTATTACTGTGCCAATTAAACTTAATACTGGTTTAAGTGCATCAAAGGCTGTGGTAACACCATCAATAATAGCTGGCATGTTAGCCATTGTCTTTTCTGCTAGTTGAACTAATACAGGTAGTAGAGGTGTGATAGCATCAGTCATTAACTGACCCATACCTTCTTTTAATCTTCCTACTGTATCATTAAATAATTCTGCGTTAGCGGCTGCATCAACATCTACAATGTTTGTATTTGCCGCAACATCATCTAGTGTTGCTTGTAAGCCTTCTGCTGAACCTTGCATTTTTGCAAACTGTTCTTGTATAAGAGGACCTGCACGTCCACCAACAACCTTTGCAAAATCTTCTGTAGTGATCTTACCTTCATTGAGTGCATTCATCATTGCCTGTAATAATTCAGGACCTGATTTCAATTCACCATTTGAATTCTTAATACTATCACCTAACTTATCAGTAACTGCGGCAAATGATTTCTGCCCTTCTGTTCCTGCTTTAAGTCTTGAATTCGTTTGAAGCATAGCTCTATCAAATGTAGCAGCATCAATACCTGCTTCATTCATTGCTTGCTTCATTACTTGGAAGCCTTGAAACGCTTCGTTGCTACCTGCTGAACCGGCTGCTCTAGCACTTTTTGCCAGTGCATCCATATTATCAATTGCGCCTAGTATAGCTTTACCAGCCATAATACCTGCACCCGCAATTGCGGCTGCTCCAAGGGCTACTTTAAGTTTTGATGCTTTGTTGTTTAATGTAGTAAGGCCGCCGCCAACACTACCAATTGCACCTTTCGTGCTGTCCTTGGCGGTAATATCAATGTTATAATTGCTACTCATTGTTTTAATTCCTTATCAATTATTTTTCATTCTTTATAGTGTAATATTGTGCCCAACCCTTCAGTTCTATTACTGACATGTTTTGCATAATCCACTCAACACTGCGGCCTAATTGTTCAGCTAAGAAAAAGATAAAATACAGATCTTTTTCTCTTAGTGCTTTCCCAAGTCTTCATCTTTGATCTCTTGATTCATCTCAGTTACAACACGTATAATGATATTAGGATCTACCTCATTCATTAAGCGTGGCTTTGACGCATGTGTAAATATTCTTTTACCTTCTTTATCTAGTGATCTTACAATAAGAGTTTCTACTAATGCTTCTACCATCTTACCGTCATTACTTAAAGTTATAATCTTTTCTTGTTGTGCAAATGTAAATGCTGGTTTGAACCAAATAGTTGCATCCCATTCTGGAACTTCAATTTGTAGTAAATCACCTGATAGTTGTTCTTTGAAATGCTTTGTAGCATTTTCCATTATATTAATTTTATCGCTCATAACTATTCTCCTTGTTAGTTGTTATTTCTTTGTTTGCTTAAACGCATTGTCAACAATACCTTTAGGCTCTTGTCTTGACCAGCCTCCATCTAGGATGCTTGCATAGCCAACAGCGTTAGTAAGTATTCGCTTACTTAACCCTGATCCAATCTTTAAGTCACCTACTTTAGACCACGCCCGCCTTGCGGCACCAGTGGCTATTGGGGTTCTGAGTCTTAGATTGCTTGTAAAATTAGTCACAAACTTGTCATAGTCTTTTTGCATTTCTGCTTTTAGATTTTTAATTGTAGTATCTTTTTTTGACATAAGTTTATTCCTTTAGTGTGGGTTGGTTAGGCAGACTTGCACCTGCCTAATCATTAGATTGCAGTTCTAGTTAAATCACCAGTGCCTGTGAAGTTAATTGTTGCATTAACAACATCTGCTGTTTCACCTGTAACTTCTAAACTGGTAACAATAATATCACCGTTATAGTTACTTGTTGCAGAAGGATCGTCACCTGCTGGATATAAAACCATGTGTGCTGTTCCACCTGCTCTAAAATTTGCGCCGTTGGCTGAATTAAAGTCATGTAATGCTGTGTCATACACAACGTCCATGCTTCCTTCCCAACTAAGCAATGTTGGAACATGAGCTTTACTGTCCATACCCATCACTGTTGTTTCTGCTGTTTCAGTTGACTCAGTAATTGAATATGACTTAACTTGAGCAACATCTACTTCAGAACCTGATACGCCGATTGAAATTACGCCGTCTTTACCTTTTATAGCTGCCATTATATTTCTCCTTAATAATGATTATGTTGAAATAGTATATACATATGATACTGTAAACACTACTTTACTTGAGCTATAGGGACTCATGTCGCCTGCCTCAAGTTGTTCTATTCTCGTAAGAGAACAATCTTTTGCCTTACTGTCCAACGTTCTATCTGCGTTGATTGAATCTTCCATAGCCTTTATAGCTACGTTGAGTTGTGTATTTCTGTCCTTGCCTGATATTACTACCACACAAGCAACTTCCATAACACCTTCTCTTAATCCACCAAATGCAATATCTTCTATGTCTTCATCACTTGATTCAACATAGACTGCCGGAAATGCAGTGCGTGGTAGTTCAGTAGGAACTATAGGGTCCCTAACTACTCTACCAAACTTTACTGTTCGTTGCTTTTTAAACACACGAACAATTTCTGCACAGATACTTTCTCTGTTACTTATAGAAGCCATTATCTGTATAACCTAGTTTGAGCGTATTTGTATGTTTCTGCATCAGTAACACTTCCGTCACCATCGTCATCATACTTTATACCCAATGCAAATTGCATATTTAATTCATCTTTCAAACGGTCCTGATAGAACTTAATTTGTTCAATGAATGTATCATCAATTCTAAAGGTTGACATCTTGGGTAGCACATATGCTACTAGTGTCTGATAAACAGTAGCCTTAGTCCATTGCCCTTCAGTTAATTTAGATGCATCAAATTCTTTGTTACCTTTTACTTGATCATACCACTTAACTTCAATCTTATTTTTGATATCAGTTTCAGCTAATGTAAGTTCTGTGTCCCAATCTTCTGTGTCACCTTCATATACTTCTGGAGCATAAAAGTTTAAGTTTTCTGCGTTTGCGTAAGCCAATTCATTTTCTCCTAGTTAAGAATACTAGGGGATTAGCTCCCCTAGTAAAGTGTTTACTTCTTATGCTGCGTTGTCAATAATTAGAACACCGCGTGCTGCGTCAGTAACTGCAACACCAGCCGCCAATGATGCAACTACATCAAAACCAACTGCTTCTGGGCGTCTGCTTATTTCTAAGTTTACGCCGCCTTGTGTAGCACCCTTAACTGCGTCCATTGACATAATAGCTGCTGCTGGATTAGTTGTGATACCCATGTCTGTGTTATTAATGTATGATGATACAAATAATGGAACACCAGCAATTGTGCCAAAGTATCCATTACGCATTGCTGTGTTTTGGAATTCACCACCAGCAAATGATGCTCCGCCAATGTCTTTCATTAAGTTTGCATACTGGTTAGTTCCAATAATACCAAACAATGAACCTGTTTCACCTTCACCACGGATTGTGCCTACTGCTTCGAAAAGTGCTTCAACAGTAAGAAGGCCTTGGCCAGCTGCACCTGTTAGTTCTTGTGCTGTAAGACCAACAAAAGAAGCCGTTACAGCTTTGTCCCATACTGATGCAATAGAGTTACCTAAAACTCTACCAATTTCATTTGTGTCAACACCACCTAAGTCTCTTACAACACTTCTTGAAGCGTATAGACCTAAGTTGATTGGAACAGATGAATCACTCATTGCAGTAACAGAAATGTCACCAATGCCTGAAGTTGAATCAGCTTCTGATGAAACTACTAATGGATCTGCGATTTTTGCTAATTTAGGAACTTTAACTTGTGTAGATCCTGCTGGGCAATTTAACATTGGAACTAGTGCTCCGCCCATGTATAAAGATGATTCCTGAGCTGCAAAAATTGTAGCTGCTTTAGTTGGAACCATTAAGTCTGCCAGGCTAAAGCCTGATGCGTATTCATGTGCCATTTTATATTTCTCCTAATAAATGGTTATATTATTAATTAAACTTTGCCTTCTGCTTTCATCTTTTTATAGATGTCTCTGTGCTCGGGCTTGTTCATATCAAGTTGTGCTAAATCCAAAC